ATGAAGCCGAGATCGCGGAGCAATTCAACGACCTCGACTTCACCTTTGTAGCCTTTTCGGGATGCGGAAGAAGGCATTAGAAAGGTAACTCTTCCTCGCCTTCTGCTGTGGGCGTACTCTCAAAGACCTTATTTGGTTCATAGGTCTTCTTAAATTCTGCCAACGCAGTGGTTACATCATCCTTCAATGGTGACTTAGGACACGGTGTAGTTGTGTACGTAGTATCCATACCATCACCACTGCGGGTCACGATCACATCGTAATCAGTAAGGTTGCCCCACTCTGAATTGCGATCTAACTCTGTTAACTGTTTTTGAACAGTGGATTGCGTAACATCCAGCACCTTAACAAAACTGCCATCCCATACTGGAACCTGCCAGAAATGTTTTGGCTTTTCACCTGCTGGTGCTTCTGCTGCTGTTTTGATGCGAACTGGCACTTTATCATCCTGCCAATACTGATAACCCATTACTGGTGTATCTAATATTCGGAATCTGTTTTCGCCTTTTTGAAACTTCATGAAACTACTCTCACCAGTGCTAGGCACATCGTAGGTAGGCTCTAATAGTCCACTCATCGTTACTCCTTTATTATGTTATATGAATATCCATTGCGATCGATAAGACCAAGTATCTGTTTATATGTACTATCGTTAGCGTTGGCTTTGATACCGATGTCTGCTGTATAGACTTTTCTCGCACCTGGAATGTATGTTTGGGAATCACCCAAAAGTTGTCGCACCTTACGTGCAAAATTGATTCTCTCTTGTTTATCTTTGATATGAATAGTGAGAAGCATGGGCAACGCCTAATGACGTAAAAGAGAGAGAGAGTGTAGTCGTGGAAACGCCACTTCAAACAGCACTGCCCATGTTACATGATAAATAGTTAATAAGGCCACTTAATCAACTCCATCTTGATGCCAAGCACTCTGGCAATCCTGACCTTATGTTCATAACGAAACTTACGCTTGCCACGCATCATAAGTGAGAGCATTGATTTATCTAGCGCAATCTCGCGCGCTAATTGGTTTTGACTAAAACCACACTCTCTCATATGTTGTTGTAAAGGCTTCATAAGTGTTGACAAATTAAAGTCCTTGTCAACACTAAGCAAGAATTATTTTATATTAAAACTCTTCTTCTATGCGCATACCTACATTATACACGTCTGGAGCGACTTGCTGCATGTCTAAACTATTCTGTGCAAATCGTGCAAACATATACTCAGATTCTGCATTTGAACCTGTGCTTGCATTATCAATATTAAAGATAAAAGGTCTATGTGGTCCATCGGTTAGATTCCAGACATCAGATACTACAGTATCATCAGTAAATTGATACACTGTTGTTTCTGATGGCAAAACATTACTGGCTGCAAGGTAGCTAAAATTCATATCATATGCGATACGCCCACCATAAACAGCTTGCCCATATGTACCCAATGCAAATGGACTTTTAGATGTGCTTGATGCTGTTCTACCAAAGCTCGTTGATGTGCCATAACGCTGACCACCTACTGATTCATTTATATTTACTTTATCATATATAATACTGCGCGTAAGATTAAGATCTGGTGACTGTGGCATATCAAAATGTTCACCAATCATTATGCCACCGCATTTAAAGTCTGTGCTACCATCCCATGCGGTGTCACCTTCAAACTGTATTGCCCAATAGCGCAGGTTTAATTCATTTACGGCTACAATGGTAGTACCATCGGATGCTGGCGTTATAGTGCCAGTTTTATTACTATCGGTTGCTGCTCTTGTATCGGCATTAATTATTTGTGTAACTCCTGCGGTACTCCAATTCACATCTTCTGTGTCTGCATTTGCGCCATCCAATGCTGTTATATCACTAGCTTCGTCACCAGCAAATACTTTAAATCTGCCATTACAAGAGTTTAAATTATGATTTAATATTGCAATGTATGTTTGCTTGTATGAAGCAGTAGTAAATGCAACATTAAACAACACATGTCCATCGGCATCTGCACTGGTGTCAAACGTAACTTGATTGAGTGGTCGTAAATCTAATAGATCATCAACCGTATTTGTAGCAGGTAAGCCAACAAAACCATTGGTTGCGTTCGTTGCAGTTACCGAGCCAAGAGCCTGACCTCTGGCAATATGATAATTAATTAAATCTGTGTAAAATCTTGGTGTGCGTATATTTTGATTAGCCATTAGCCTACCTCTCGTGCGGTTATTTTTACTTTGCCTAGTGATCTTTTTGTTTCAACAATCATAAAATATTTGTCTGTTGCGAAATCTGTGCCAAACATTTCTACTGGCATATCTGTAAATGTTATTATATCTCCAGTCTCTAATGCATATGCCTTTGCTGGATTCACTACATCGCAGGACACAATAATTTTCATATCACCCACGATGTTATTGTAATATGAATAGAAATCTGCATTACAATCAGCATTTGCTGTAGTTGGTATTGTGCCAACATTCATGTCTAAATTAATTGAAGAAATACCTTCTTTTGCTCCTAAGTTATATTTTGCTCTACTAGTCGCATTAGTGCTGGTTACCGTATTATAATAACGATTCGACACAGCAGGATGTAAATGGTTGCTAATATTAATTTTAGTTTGTAACTCACTAAGTGATGTCGTATTTACCTGCACTCTATCAATATCATCACTAGTCATATTAAGTGATGCGGATAGCTCACTACTTTTTTTAATGTATATATATTTTAATTCATTACTAGGCGAAAACTTTGCAACAAACCCAGATTCATAAGCCAATTTATCTAACGCAGTTTTAAGAGATTGAGGTTCTAAAAACCAAGTACGTACTTTCCAGTTATCTACTGTTCGATCGGTATTCAAATCAGACCAACCAGTAGGTTCTGTTGAATCAAGGCCTGCAAATCTCATTAATAAATCTCTATGCGCATCGTGACCATGGCTAATCGCTCCAGAATCCCAAGAAGCTGTTAAGCCATCTGCACCTAAATATAGGTATTCTAGGTTCTGATTAGAGCTAATACTATTATTAGTATTAGCTTTATCTTCATCATATGATTGTTGTACATCAAAGTACATCACTATATCTGTAATAGCTATATTGACAACGACATTCGCTCCTGTACTACTAGATATTGTTGTGCTAAAGTTTACTGCACCCACATTATTATTGGTATCGCTTAAACCAATATTTGTATAATTTGAATCTGATATTGCAGTTCTCCCGACTAGGCTAGGATCGGTCAAATTGACTGCATTATAACCAGCGGGTACTGTACCAGAAAAATAATCTCCAGCTCCATTAGTGGTATTTACTCTAATAGTGACATTTGCATTTGGCTGTGAACTACCTGTTGATATTGAACCGCGTAAGTCCAAGTCGAGATCGTTTACTTTTCCAAGTTCGCCAGCAAAGTTGACATATAAATTCTTTGCTTCACTAGCTGTAGCAGGTCCATAGGCGTGATTAGTACCAAGGCTATTATAGGATTCTAAAATAAAATTTCTTGCATTACTCAAAGTAGTAGTACCATCTGAACTAAATGAGACAGGATTGATTCTAAATCTCCTACGCATTTCACGATTTACTAGGCCAATATTAGTATTTGCATCAAAATCAGAATCTAAATCTTTTGTTTGTGCAGTATAATTATCAGCTTTAATACCAAGGAATGCATCCGCTGCCGAATCATAATAATGAGGACGCATATCGCTATGTGACCTAGATGTAACGATTAGATGATCAGTGGTAATACCTTTTCTTTTAAAAGGCACAGGATGCACTGCATTCGCATGATCTCGAACTAAACTTTTATCACCATGCTCTGTATAATCTCCATATACAACTGGCTGATAGATACCATTTGTTGTTTGTGTTTGTGGAAAATTGATACCATCCCATGGGCGATGTGAGTTAATAGAAAAAGAAATCACTTCATTTTGGCTAATACTAATATCAACTAATCGACCAGTAAACACTCTTTGACAACTACTTAAACTAGATGATTCATTTAATTGCGCATGAACACGCACTTCTTTGTTGTGATAATTATTAGTTCCATTAAATAACAACTTATAAAAATCAGTACCATCTAAATCAAAATTTGCACTATTTATTTTTAAATTAGATGTTGATGCAGTGCCTTTTGTTATATCAATATTATCACGTATCTTTATATTGCGATTTAAAATTGCCCCATGATACATATTATCTTCTATAATTGTATCTTTAAAAGACAAGCCAAATGCGTGTATAAACTGATCAAATCCATTATTAGACCAACTTGCACCAGTTATTGTTCCAGAATTTGAATTAGAGCTAGAATCAGCAACCGCTGCTCCAGTTCCTTCGTTTAATTTCCAATATCCAACTAGATTAGAATCATCGCTGTCTACTAATCTATTATAGTAATAAGCAATTTCAGATGCGCTACGTGCCGTATTCCACACTCTCACATGAGCTAACTCACCATTAAATCCATTGCTGTTTGCAAAACTATTGCCTATTGTCATTTTTGCATCTGTGCTTGTGCCGCCAGTTGGATCATTGCTTGCAGACTCTGTTTCAACTAATGCTCCATTCTTATAAAACAATGCATTACCGCTTGCATCATCACGAACAACTGCAACGTGCGTCCAAGTGTCTGCTGACAAATCAAAACTACTTGTAGTATTAGTTTCATTTGATCCACTGCCATATTCATAAAACAAACGAAACTCACCACCACTTTGTAAATTAACATTAAATGAAACATTTTCAGCTTCTGATTCTCCAGAACCAGATGATAATTGAATTACTACACCACTATTTATTGAGTCTGCTTTACACCAAAATTCTATAGTAAAATTGACCTCAGAACCTAAAATATCACCAAATGTAATGTTATCATCACTACCATCAAAGTCTAAACATTGTTGATTATCAGCAGTAAATTGAACTAACCAATTTTCATTTATATTAGATACGCTTGGCGCATTTGTAATTGCCATTAAGCCAAGCCTTGATTAGACACTTTTTGAATTTCGGGTATTAATGTGTCGCGCACAAACTCATCATTAGCAATCATATTTCCACTAATGTTTATATTTACCCCACCTGCATTGCCAGTACGGTTCATAGATGCTAAACTATCTACACCAATATTTTGCACTGCATCTCTGCGCATGACAAACTCACCTGCCTGCGCAAGAATAGGTACATTATCCTGACCTTGTACCATTCCACCATTAGCAAATCGTTGGATACCTCTATTAGTAATTAATCCACCAGTATGAGCTAAACCAGCAAAAAGATTTAAAATTGCACCTCCTGTTGCTCCACCAGGAGTAAGTGCAACCAATGAACCAGCTAAACGTAAAAATATTGCAAACATGTCTGATGCATCTTTTGTTCCACCTTTTAACTGATTCATAGCACTAGATAATGCATTAATAGACTGTACACCAGCATTATTCACTGTAATTGCTTGTTCACCTTTATCTATTAATTGCAAACGAGCGTCTACTAGTCGTCTTACAGCTTCAGCTTCTTTTAATTCTGCTTCTGTTTTTAACTCACTTGTATCTATGACAAATTCACCAACAATAGCACTATCTCTATCTATTTTTAACTTTCCTTGCAATACTTTACTTAGATTCTGCTCTGCTTGAAAAATAATTGCAGTCTTTTGAATTCTTTTTTCATCAGCTCCATTTAACTGTAATGTAGCTAATGTTAAATCTGCCATTATGGTTTTTAATCTTTCATTATCTTTTACTGTCAAACCCAGCGCAATGTTTTGATTTTGTAGCGTACCAATATATCTGTTCATTGTAGAGGTAGCGTTTTGTGTAGATGTGGTATTATTGTTTATTTGTGTATTAAGTGATTGAAAATTATTGTTTGCCTGCAAAATGCGATCCAGTAATGCTACGCCAAATAACGCACCTAATACCTTTAATAGCGTGGTAATTCCACCTGTCATCAATGTAACAGTTGCAGCCATGATTTTAGCTCTACGATTAAATATTAAAATAAAACCTGCCACAGTACCTACAGCAGTTCCGAATTGCGCAACGCGCTGAATATTCGCTTCACGAAACGCCTTCTCGATTGATTGCGCAGTTTCTGTTAGCGCGGGTAATAGTTTTTCTCCAATAGATGCTGCAAACCTTGTGATTGCGTCATTCATATTACTTACTGCACCAGTAAATGTCTTAGACAGCCTTTCACTACTACCTTGAATACCTGCTACTGGGTCAACCATTGCATTGAGCAAGGCTCGTCTAAACTCTGGTAAGGTACTTTTACTTAAATCTTTTATCCCTTGCGAATCCTTAATGATTTGCAGTATACCTCTTTCTCTGAGTATATCTGCTGCGCCTGCTCCTCCAGCAAAAGCACGACCCAAAGCACTTGCCGCTTCAGTAGCAGTTGTACCCATGAACGCAGCCAAGTCTGTAACAGCACTAAGCGTAGCTTGAGAGTTAACACCAAAGGCTTCTAACTGCGCACCAGCGTTGACTACATCTTGCAACTGAAATGGTGTAGTGGCTGCAATTTGATTAAATGTGTCAAATGCCTTTTCTGCTTCTGCTACACTACCTGTCAAACCAACAAGTCTGGTTTGTACATCCTGGAAACCAGATGCGGCAGATATAAACCGATTCATTGCGCCTACCGCTCCACCAATCGCAAACGTATAAACTAATATTTTATTACGTAACGCACCTAACTCCGCAAGTAATCCTTTAGTGTTGTTACGCATTCTTCGTTGCGTTTTATTAAAATTCTTTGAGCTTTTCTCTATATTATCAAAATCTCTAGTAGCTCGTGAAAAGCCTTTGGTGCGAACCTCAATTATAAATCGTTTTTCAGCCATTTTGTTTCTTTATATCTTCTGATTGGAGTGCATTGAATTCTTCATCTATAGCCGAAAAGATGACTAAACGGTGATAATCTGCTTCATCTATGGTGTTTGCTAAAGATAGATTAAATCTTTTCATAGCCATGTACTCCTCAAGCGCAAATATAGTCTCAGGCGTTAGAAAGTACGTTGAGTCGGCACAGAATACTAATGAATGATATAACGCAGCACCAAGCGTAAATTTCCCATCCTTATTCTCATCTACGATACGCCATATCTCATTCCATAATTCATCTTCATCATACGTGATGGTCTTTTTAAGCGTGGGAGATTTGGCTTGATATGGGAAATGCAGGTTGCGACTCGGCTGGTTTCTATAACTCATCCACATCGCAACGCGGTGCATTAAGACTTTTTTTGGTTTACGTCCTTATAAGCATTATAAATGGTCATTAATACGTCATCAATAATATTATCATCAAACTTGCCTAATGACTTTTCTGGATCGGTAAATGAGTAATTTAGTATCCAGTCTAATACATCAAAAAACTTAGCGGTGTCAATCTCACCTTTCTTCGTAATGGCCTTGACCTCTAGTTGATGTAACTCTCTACGTGCTTTGAATGTGATTTCTGGAACATCAAATGTTCCATGATCTGTTTTGATTTTCATTGTTCATCCTATTAAGATGAAAATGGCGTGATTTAAGCGATCGTGATTGTAATAATTGCTGCGGTTTCACTAGCTGCAAAAGCTCTAAATGGTATACTCTGTAGCATAAAATCACCGTTCTCTGGCTGTGAATTGTCTATCATCGCATCTGGTATCGCTATTATAAAGTCACTTCCTTCTGTTATTTCAATAGCAGTACCTGCGCTATCACCTTTTAATTGCACTGCTAAATCTTCAATAGAACTATCGCGTTTTGCAAGTAAAGTACCAGTGACTTCGTATGGGCCAGTTTGGACATATCCATATGGGTTATAATCAGTAGTGTTAATATATCCAACTCTAGCAAGTGGTCTAGATATTGTGATTTCCCAAGAATTTAAAACAAGTAATTGCGCACCATCTGCATTGGTTATTTTAGAACTACTTAATGAAAAAATATTCTTTGGTGGATCAGTGTCAAGAACCTCACTACTAGCAGCCAATGTATTTTCTACTGGTCTATATCCAGTAACAAAGGTTGATTCCACAACCATTTCACCACCATTAGTGCCTATATCTTCACGCAGTGTCATTGAGGTACAAAAACATCCTACCATTACCGAACTTATATTAGAAGCATCAGAACCACCGTTCTTAAATAGAAGTGTTACTGCGTCTGTATTTGCAGTGTCATGCTTCATTACGCCAGTGCTTGATGCAGGTGTTAATGATGCTGCGCTTGATCCTTCACTGAACAGTGGTAAACAAGATTTAAGAACCGCTGTAGGCGTACCACGCATGGTCAAGGTTACTTCATACATCATTGTATCTGGACGATGATGTCCTTGACTTTCTAACTGTCCATAAATACCGCTTTTATTAGGAGCAACATCCAATGTAGCACCTACATGCTGAATATTAAAATCAGTGACTTGTAAAAAATTCCATGTATCGCCCGCTGCGTGTGATGTGCCTAAATTGATAGCACTACCTTTACTACCAATAGCAACCGCTATATCTGATTGTGATTGAAAATTAGTTTCAGCCATTACTTATCTTCCTTTGATTTCTTTTTAATATCTATTCTTTCAAGATGTTTTTCTAATGCTTTAGGTACGACCGTTACATCGATAGATTCACCCGCGATTAGTAGTCTATGCTTATTAGCACTCCAATGCGCACAAAAATTCTCACTATCCTTTAACTTGAAATATGATTCTTTTGCTTTGTAAATCATCCTATTATCTCCATTGCTGATACTACAGCGGTCATATTTGCGCGTAGCAGATCTTGATTATCCTCATCGCGCTCATATACAGTGGAGTCGATGACAGCATTATAGAATTGTCGCGCTCCAGATACGTTGTAGTTGCGGTTATTGTATATTAATCTTTTGACTCGTTCAGCCACTAATGAAACCTGCCTAAAACTTTCCTTGGTGTAGTTACCTGCGAAATCCACTTGATAACTGATAAGTATCGTATAGTCTCGCACCATGCCAGTATTGATCTGCTCATTAAGGTCATCACTAAGAGGTTGTACAAGAAAACTCTGATTGCCTTGATGCTCATCATAGAATATCTGTATCCCAAATTCATTTGCAATGATACTATGCAGATTGTCAATGACTCTATCATAAATGACGTTGGTAAATGTGATTGCCATTATCTATAGATCTGCCCACTGCGCACAGTTCCCATTTGTACTTCATCAGATTGAAAAGTTATGGACCACTCATCATTGACTGTATAAACACCAGCTTGGAATCTTATGAGCGCACCGTATGCCAGTGCTTGGTAATCTCCATTCATTACCTCTGCATCCACTGATTTATGTCTGCGCAGGCCAGTGTCATCTTTTGTAAAGACATCATACTTCACTGTACTTGCAGTACCAGGTGCAAAAGTTCCTGCGGTACTGATAACTACGCGCACCTCATCGTAATCAGTGCTTGGTGGTCCGAACATTTTTATATCTTCTATGTATCCAGTGCTAGAGCCATTAACACTAATCTCTCTGATTACACCAGATTCACTGCGAAACGATGTCTCGTTCCACATAACATAATCGCGTTTCTTCAACTTGGTCAAGATACCTTCATCACCTAATACCTGCTCTTCAAGCTCGGCAGCTTTCTCAGTATCCTGACTGCGTACAAGGTCAGCGCAGGCTAACAATGCATTGCTACGTATAACTATAAAATCATAAGACCTATCGCTTGCACCTTGATAGTTAGAGTTACCGCGTTTATAGATAGGTCTATTTAAATAACTGCGCATGTGGTCCGCTTGTTCTTTGACCACTCTATTCTTTAGGTCTTCCCAATCTTGACCTGCTTCAAATACACTGGCATTGAATGCGCTAGTAGAACTAGACGCTAAGTATACATCTACTGAATCTGTAGATTCTGAGTATTTGAATTCGTTATCTGCGTTTGGCGTGTCACTGACCTTGGTCAACTCAACGCCATCTTTATATAAATTTTCAATATAACCAGTGTTACTCAAGCGATACATATTACTACTAGGACTTGCCCAACTGGACATAAGTACACGTTTGCGATCGTATTTATCTATGTCGCTAACAATCGCTTGAAGGTCAGTGGTTATATTGCAGAATGCTGTTAGGTAACTCATGCTTGTGCTATCTCATTTATATTACTACTAGTAGGTAAAATGGTTACATCGGGTACGTCAGCGCATATAATGAGCGCAATGATTGTGCCTAGCGTGATATCAATATCTTGACGTGGATCTTCAAGATTCTTTGCCAATTCCTTTAGCTCACACATTAAATGAATGAGATTATCAATTCGCTCTGCTTCATCCATATTTTTGCACTATCTCACAATATTTCTCTGGAGTGCCAGCACCTTTGGCTGTGTTATAAAATTGTTTCCATTGTTTTGCTTGGTCCTCTAATGTCCTTGGCAACTTCTTCGGTATTCTGCGTAAATGCAATCTGCAAAAGACTATCTGCGCTGCCAGATTCGTAGTAAGAATATACTCCCAGTCTTTTTCTTTTGGTGCAGTAAAGTGAGACCAGTCCAGATAACAGGCTTTTGCCACTACTTTCATTAGGTCTTGACGATACTGTAAATAGTTCTCAATGATATCTACCGCAACCCAAGGCTCGCATTGATACACACCGCGAGCTGGACCTTTGATTTGCTCCAAATAAATATATTTAGACTCTACTAAACCTATGTTATAAATAAACTCTGCTGCGTCGGAAGAATATAAATCTATCTTCTGTAAGACGCGCTTAATGAGTTTTTTTATTTGGTCTGGGTTTATCATTTGCGTTTACGCTTCATTTTAGATTTCTTTTTCTTCTTACCTTTCTTCTTTGTCTTACCGTAGTGATATGGCATCATGCGCTCCTTACTTTGCTTCGTTAACTCTTGATTTACGTCTTTTCTTCATTTACCCACCTTCTTCATCGCACTGGTGTGTGATTGGCCGAAGGTTGCGCCTTTGCGCATTGCAGATACCATAGACCGCAGATGCTTTGCAGTGTGATGTCTTGCGTGCCTACGCATTGCGCTGACCTGACGTTTACTTAATCCTGCTACACTAATGCCTTTGATCTTCATTACCACTTCACCTTATTTGACCAGTATTTTGCAGAAAACTTATTAGTAGTCCTACCATGACGAGCATAATATGCACGTCTTCTAGCTTTTTGTGCTTTACTTTTTGGGTTCTTTCCTGCACCACTTACGCCTTGCTGCCCAAACCTTACCACCTTGTATTTACCACCACTAGAAGCCATCACTACATGTGACTTGGTCTTATGTCCAGGTGTACGCTTTGGTTTGTTTACTCCGCGCAGATTAAGTCTGCGCATCGTTGCTTTAATTCGTGCAGGTACTGCCATTATTTACCTTTAAATACACCTTCTAGTACGTCTGTTACTACGTCTACCATCTTTTCAAAGAATATCTGTTCTTTATCTTCTGATACGAATGGTATATCAATTTTCTTATTGATAGCAGTTGCAATACTGTCTCTCATTTCATCAGAGGCAAGATGCCCCATAGCTTGCTCTTGCATTTTATCGGCTTGAGCTTCTGCGAACTCTACTAGCATTGATTTTATATCCATTACATTAACCTCATTATTGTGTTGATTACAATTGGAAAAGTAATTAAAGCCACACTGCCCCAGACTTGCATTTTTGCTATTCCTGTTTCATGTCTTTCTACTTTGCCATTTACTTTGTCTAAATGCTTTTCAATTCTACTAAGTGTAGAGTATATATTCTTCAATCTTTCGTCATGCTTTACTAATACTTGATATATATCTTTATTGTCCATCTTCCTTGCCTGTGATACTATGAAATTTACCGCCATTCTTAGGAAGTTGTTTCTTGATGACCATTGCCTTTAAACTTTCGTTTGGCACAGCCATTTTAATATTCCATCTTCCATCTTGGTCTTTCATATAAAATACTGTTTTCCTTATGCCCATTCTAACAATTCTAGCAGGTCGCTCCTCAGGTCCCAAATATACAACGTCATCAGCGTTAAAGTCATTACCAAGAAACACCATAAGACCCTCGTATACGTTAAGGATGAGTCCCTTAAAGATAGAAATGCCCAAATATGCAAAAGCAACCCATACAGCTTTACCGAATAATTGTTCTGCAATGTGTTGAAATTCATTATGATTCATTTACGCTTTTTTTTGCCCCAACTCATTGGGTTTAAATTTAGTTTTAGCTCTTTTTCGTAAAATGCTACCTTCTCTGCCAACTCTTGTCTTTCAGACCTCTCTTCCACGATATGTTTGCTAAGTAAATCCCCAATTTGTTCATCCGCAGTAGCCACTTTATTTTCCAACGCTTTAATCCTGCTTTCAATTTGCCAATAGCCATAGACCAATGCTCCAACCAAGACAAATCCTTGAGCAAGCCATTTAAGGTTAATAGAAACAATGGCATTATCATCAAGAACAGTAGCCCTATAACTTCGAGCGGTATTTGGTTTTTCACTCACTTAACCTCCCAACCGCAAACGGACCAACCCGCATCACACGCTGTTAATAAAAATATAATCAACAGCAATATTATAAGATGTCGAAATTTCATAATTGACTTCATTTACTATTATCATAATACCATCCACCATGCTATGGCAGTTTCTACAAATATATCTGATAACGTATTATACCACCATCGTTCTTTCGTGCCATAAGGCTTAAAATTCTCGATATACCACTCGAATATCTCCCAAGCTATACCAAGTATCAATACGCCTAAAACACACCATAAATCAGACCATCCACACCATTGGAATATCTTGCAAAGAAATGCGCCTGCTGCAAGGTGGTAACTGGTCCAACCATCTAACTGTCCAGTGCGTTGTTGCCAGTTGACTAATTTTGATAATGGACTATTCATCGCGAAACTACCTTATTGTTAACTATTTTATGTTTAAAGATGTCGATGCGCCCATGAGAATCGCAGCCTTTTGCCTCACATGCTTTCACGTAAGCAGTTTCAATTGTTGCAAAAGAGTCTGATCGTTGTGTGATTTCACCATCAACTAATAAGAAATAATCTTTAGCAGATGATGGATAGGTTAGCGACTGCATAGAACCATCTGCCATACAAATAGACTTAACCATTTCAGGCTTTGTATTCTTATGAATAACCACATCATAGTCTTGAGCGCATCTACGAACAATCATCTAATCGTTCTCATCACCTGGATCATGCGGTGAGTGGTCTTTTGACTTAGCAATAGACTCTTCTAACATACGAACAAATCCATCCTTGCTTACAGCGAGTTGCTGTTGGATAAAGTTGTTACTATTGATCTTATCATCGATATTCTTCAAATGTAAATACATCTGCTTTTGCTCGTCATTAAAGTCCTTATTAACGTCATATTCAACGTCATTAAGAGTT